ACCATATAGCCCGCAAGCGTGCCGTCGATGCCGCGCAGCTCCGCCGGCGGGAGCCCATGATCTGCAAGGATGCCGTCGATCAGGTCCGCGAGTTCCACCGTCGCCATCCGCCCCGAGATCCAGTGCCCGCGCAGCCAGTTCCCGCCATCGGCCCACACGTCGCCCTGCAACGGAAAGGCCGGGAACGGCCGCGCATCCCACGCCCAGCAATAGATGCGCTCCGCATCGACCATGCGGCCGCCATAGAGCGGCGCCACGGGATTGGCATCCTCATCGAACGCCGCCGCCTCCGGGTCCCAATGGTCGAAATGCGCGGCAAGAAAATTGTGCTGCCCTGTGTCGGAGCGCCCGCCATTGGAGAAATGCGGGATCGCGTTCTCCGACGATTTCGGATCGGGAAACACGTTCGGCTGGTTCGGCCCCTTGTCCACCGCCGGACAGCCGAGTTCGGTGAACCATACCGGCTTCGAACCCGGCACCCATGCGGTTGGCGTCAGCAATTCCGTCCCGCCCGGCCGGTCGAAATGCGGCTTCGACCACCAGTTGACGAGGTCCTTGTAGCGAAACACCCAGGGCTTGCCCGCCGCGCCATCGCTGATCGGCGTGCGCCGCCGCGCGGCCCGGTCCGCCTGCGAGGCATAATACCAGTCGAAACCCTCGCCGCTGGTGATCGCCGCCCGCAGCGCCGCGCTATCGTACGGTCCTTCCGCCCCATCCGGATTTCCGCCATCCAGATCGCCGTCGCGCCAGTCGGCGAGCGGCATGTAATTGTCGATGCCTACCGCATCGATATCGTCATGCGCCCAGAGCGGATCGAGGTGGAAATGCACGTCGCCGCTGCCGTCGGAAGGCTGATGGCCGAAATATTCGCTCCAGTCCGCGCCATAGGTGATCTTCGTCGCCGGCCCCACCAGCGTTCTGACGTCGGCCGCCAGTTCGCAAAGCCGCGTCACGAACGGATAGGACGACGGCCCGTCGCGCAGCGTCGTCAGGCCGCGCAGCTCCGAGCCGATCAGGAAGGCGTCCACCCCGCCCGCCGCCTCGGCTATCGCCGCATAATGCAGGATCATGCGGCGATAGCCCCAGTCACCCGCATCGCCGGAGAAGACGACCGTCCCCTCCTCGACCGCATAGTCGTCAGCACCCACCGCCCCGCAGAAGGCCGCAACCTGCGCCGACACCGCAGGCGTCCTGTCCACGCTTCCCGCCACCGCCGGCGCCGGCGCGCAGGTGATGCGCCCGCGCCACGGATAGGCCGGCTGGCCACCCCCGCCGCCATAAGGGTTCGGCAGCGTGTTCCCCGGCGCGATGTCCATCATCACGAAGGGATAGAGCGTCACCTTCAAGCCGCGCGCACGGATTTCCGCGATCGCCTCGACAACGCTGTTGTCGGACGGCGTCCCGCCATAAGCAGGAGACCCGCTATCCGCGCTCACCTCGCCGGCCTCTGCGCGCGACAGTCCGGCCACCCGCCACGCCGCGCTATGGCCTTTCACCTCCGCATCCACAACCTTGGGTCGAATGCGGCAATGGCCGGCGCGCAGATCGTCGCCGAACCATGTCACGACAAGCCCGACATGTTCGACATTGGGGCAGAGCGCCTGCAATTCGTCCAGCGAGGCGACGATGTCGGAGCGCGCATGCAGCACATGGCGGTTCTCCGCCTTGTGCTCGCCCTCCGAGATCTCGCGCGTCACCGGTTCGGGCATCAGACCGTATTCGGTCGAGCCCGGAATGAGCGCCACCGCGCGCACACGGCTCCCCAACCCGCCGACCGGCCGCATCACCTCGAACTGGAACTGCGGCACCCGGTTGCCGAAAGTCTCCAGCGGCAGCCGCTCGAAGACGATGTAGGCCGTGCCGCGATAGGCCGGCGCATTGCCGCTGCCCTGCTTGGCGAGGATCAGCGGATCGGCGGCCTGCGTGGCCGTGCCGCGATGCACGCGGAACTCGATCCCGTCCAGGTCGAGCTCACGCCCGTCCGCCCATATGCGCCGCACGCCGGCGATCTCGCCCTCGCACAGCGCAAAGGCCGCATTGGCGAAATAGCTGTAGGTGGTGACACGCGGCCCACCCTTCGCCCCGCGCCGCTCGGTACGGCTGTCCTCCTCGAAGCGCGTCGCCCAGATCATCGTCCCGCCGACTCGCATCGTGCCGTAGACGCGCGGCAGTCCCGCCCCCTCCTCCGCCGAGAACGGCCGCGCCCCAGTCAGGCGCGGCCCTTCATGGTGCTCGAGGCTGCCGATCAGCGCGCGGTCGAGCGTATAGCCGAGCATCGCGCCGGCGGCGGAGCCGAGCGCCGACCCGATCGGCCCCAGCACCCCACCGAGAAGCGCCCCGGCGGCCTGGAGAAGTATCGTCGCCATCTAGAACTCCGAAATCTTGGAAATGCCGTCCGGCTGCGGAAAGCGGAACACGCCCGCGATGCGCCGCCGCCATTGCGGCACGAGCGGCGAGACCATCACCGAATGCCCCTCATAGGCATGGATGAAGGCATCCGGGCCCACCGCGATCGCGCAATGCTTCGCCGGCAGTTGCGGCCGCCACCTAAACAGAAGGATGCGGCCGGCCGCCGGCACCTGCGCGCAGGCGTCGCAATAACGCCGCGCCGCCGCGAGCAGCCGGTCCCGCCCCCCGGCCTCCGCCCAGTCGCGCGAGTAGGCGCCGGCCTGCGCCGGCTCCCTCCCATGCAGTTCCCGCCAAACCCCGCGCACGAGGCCGAGGCAATCGCAGCCGACACCCTTGAGGCTCGCCTGATGCCGATAGGGCGTGCCTTCCCAGCCCATCGCGAGCGCGACGATGCGCGCGTCCCACGCACAGGCCTCCTCCATCATGGCACCACCGGCCCGCCGTCGAAGGTCTCGTCTTCCGTCACATAGGCATAGGCCTGGTCGTTGCCCGGCAGATGCGGGAAACCCTGAAAATTCAACTGGTTGGAAAACTTCGCCTTGCAGGTCGCAAAGCGCTTGTCGCAGCCCGCGACGATCGTGAACCCGTCGCCCTCCGCGATCGCTGGGCCGTTGCGCGGCAGCAGGGTCAGCGTCACGCCGTCATCCTGCTTGCGGTGAACGATCACGCGTTCCGCCTCGCCCGACCGCGCACCGCTGGTCCAGCTCAGCACGCCATGCGTGAACCAGCCCTCCGCAAGGCCGTCGAGCCCGCTCGCCCGGATGCTGCCCGCCTGTTCCGCCTCAAGCACAGTGCCCGTCCCGCTCAGCGCGCCGCCCAGCACCACGCCGCAGCGTGCATCGCCCAGCTCGGCATCGCAGTTGCGGCGCACCAGCCGTCCGCGCACCACGTCGAGCGCCCGCCCCAGTCCTTCCAGCGTCGCCACGAACGCCTTGTCGGCGCGCTTGATGCCGGCAACCGTCGCCTTGCCGACAACCCTGAAGGCGGTCGGGTCGCGCCAGTTGACCACCAGCGTCTCGACCGTCGCCGCGTCATAGCGCCCGTCGATGATGTCGCTATCCGTCACGCGGATGGAGGAAAGCACGCCCTGCACATCGGCGCTGTCGATCGCCAGCCCCAGCGATTGCCGCGCTTCCGAGGTGGTGAACCCCGTCTGCGGCTCGAACAGCGTCCCGTCCACGCTCAGCGGCATGTCATGGTCTGTGAAGCCCATCACAATCCCGTCGGCGCGGGTCAGGCGCCAGCAATTGCACAGCGTCGTGATCGGCTCCGCCAGATAGGGAGCAAGCGCGTCGGTCACAGCAGCACCTCCACCAGCGGTATGCTGGGCATCTGTCCCGCCCGGAAACTGGCGAGGTTGGCCGACAACTGATCCGTGTCGAAGCGCACCGGCACGTCGAATGCGAAGCCCGCCGTCACCGCCTTGCCCCCGGCCGGAATCGCGCCCGATGCGAACAGGACCTCCCCGGTCGTGGCATTGAGCGCGAAATCCGTCCCCTCCACGCACTCCGCCCCATCCACGGCCACGCGCACCGTCCCGGCCTGCGGCTTCGCAATGGCGCGCAGATACGCATCGTCCCCGCCGCCATAGGCCTTGACGAGCTGGAACGCCGCACGCGCGCCGTCGCCCTGCCCGAGCGTCTGGTCGAACGGCGTGATCGCCTGGCCCGGCCCCACCGAACGCATGTCGAACGGATCGCGAAAGCGGAACGCATGGAGCGGACCGCGCCGCGCCTCGAAAAACGCCATCACAGTGTAGAGGTCGTCGATCGAGCGCAGCCCCGTGCCGGCATCGTAGCGCCGCCGCGAATGCGCCCA